CAGAAGAAATACAGAGGGCAAGGCAGGTAACTTAATACAATTTAGATAAATGAAACTCCCCGTAAGCTTCGACCAATTCAGCAAAGACCCAAGTAAAGCGCTGACTTACTTAATGGTTTTCGCCGTTATTTTCTTGTATATGCGTACAGAAAAGCAGAGTAATAACGAGGGCAGCAAATGCGAGGAACGGCTAACGGCTTGCGAGGGGCAGCTTAGGCAGTTTTCCAAAATGCTAAAGACTTCGGACAGCTCAACGGCTGCGCTGCGGGCTGAGCTTAATACATACAAGAAGCTAGGAGTTATAAATTAAAGCGATGAAAGCTACCTTTTTACTTTTTGCCGTATTAGCCGCCGCTGTGTTACCAACAAGCGCGCCGACTTTGCAAGATGCTGACCCCTATAAAGAATACAGTATGCAACTAGATAAAACAGCCGCTAGCATTGCAGCAACTCACGCCGCTATTGCAGAAGCTCAGCAAATGACTGAGGCCAAGATAGAAGAGGCTAAAGAGGCAGTAAAAGAAGCCGAGGCAATGGCTGAGAAGGTAGAGCTGCTCGAAAAAGTTTGCGAGGTTTATAGCGTTCCCGTTCCCGAGTCTTTAGAGGATTTAGAAGCCGAGCGAGTGGCTGACAGCGTGCGGGTGGCCAATATGCAAAAGATTAACAAATAACTAAATGAAGATTTTAGACGTATTTAAAGGCCAAGCTGGAGAGACTAGTTCCAAGCGAGTAGTGGGCGTTATCGGCGCTTTGGTGCTATTCGGCACTATGATAGCAAATAGCTTTAGCCCAGTAGAGGTAGCCCCTAGCCCTGAGCTTGTTAGCTCTGTTGAGTGGGTTACTATTCTCTGCTTAGGCTTTACCTCAGTTGAAAAGTTTGCCAAGCCTTCCAAAGGTGAGTAAAAAGGATTTAGCAATAGCTTCACTAGCGCTCTGGGTCCTGCTCGGCGTGCTTTTTGTTGCTCTTATATTTCGCTGGGGGCCGACTATACCAGGAGACCAGGACAGCGTTATAATAACTTATAAAGACAGCCTGAAAGGGCTAGAAACGCAGCGCAATGCTGTTAAAGACTCAATAAATAAAACAGCGTTAACCTATGACTCGCTTATTAAAGATATTCGCAGTTCTGGCGATACTAGTAGCAAGACCCTGCAAAGCTTACTCACAAAGCATAGACAGCTCAACGCTGGCGGAAATTAACTACTATTTGGCCGAGGGCGCTAAAGCTCGGGCGCTTGTGCCGTTGTACCAGGAGCGTATTAAAATCGACTCTTTAGAGATAGTACAGCATAAGGCGGCCGTAGAGCATTTACAACAGAGTAACAGTGAACTAACGCAAAAGCTAAGCCTGTGGCGTATACTTGCACCGCTGGCTTTTGTAGTCGGCTTAATCTTATGAGCGAGACCAGCGTTATAATTCGGGAGATAAAAGGCTGGGGAAATTACCGCTTTTTACTTTTGAGCGACATACATTGGGATAACCCAAAATGCGACCGCAAGCTATTAAAACGGCACTTAGACGAAGCTAAAGAAGGCGGTCACCCTATTTTAATTAACGGCGATTTACTCGACCTTATGGGTGGCAAGAAAGACCGCAGGGCGAATAAAGAGACGGTAAGGCCAGAGCATCAGGTAGTAAATTACTTTGATGCCGTAATAGCCGACTGCGCTAAATACTTTAAGCCCTACGCCGAGCTTATTCACCTTATCGCATACGGTAACCACGAGACCGCTATAACAAACCACAACGAAATAGACCCTCTTAAGACGTTTGCGCACCTAATTGGCAGGACTGACGCGCTAGGGACTTATTCGGGATGGATAATGTACCAATTTAGAAGCACAGGGAACCAAGGCCAAACGCTGCGCATTAAATACCACCACGGCAGCGGGGGCGGCGGGGTAGTAACTCGCGGGGCTATACAGTTTAACCGAATGGCGACAATGGTAGAAGGTGCAGATATTATTTGGAGCGGTCACGTTCACGAAAGCACTGAGATTATTTACAGCATAGAGCGGCTGAATAGAAACAACCGACCCGAACTAGTTAACTGCTATATGGTTCGAACCTCGACCTACAAAGAAGAGTATTTACCAGGAATGGGTTGGCACGTAGAACGCGGAGCGCCTCCCAAGCCTTTAGGCGGGCGTTGGCTTGATGTTAAATTTGGAGTTTACGGCGGTGTCCCCTATTTGAAATTCAATACTCAACACGCTAATTAAAGTAATATGAATATCGAAGATTTAAACATAAAGCAGGTTACTTACACCCAATACAACCGAGAACAGCACCCTAAAAAGCAGATTTACCTTCACCACACAGCAGGAACAGGCACGGGGGCGAATTGCTTTGCAGGATGGGAGCGCAAGGCTAACAAGATAGCTACTTGCGTGGTCATTGATCGCAGCGGGCAAATAGTACAGGGCTTCCCGTCTAGCGCTTGGGCTTACCACCTTGGAACAAAAGTCGAGGTATTTAAAAAGCACGGGCTAGCCTATACGCAGCTAGATAAAATAAGCATAGGCATAGAACTAATTAACTGGGGCGGCTTGACTGAAAAAGATGGCAAGTTTTACAGCTATGTTGGCAAAGAAGTTACCGACGTTTGCCAATTGCAGTACAAAGGTTACAAGCATTACGAGAGCTATACGCCTGAGCAGATTGAAAGCACGCGCAAGCTGCTGCTCTATTGGGGTAAAAAATACGGCATTGATTTAACCTATAACCCCGATATATTCGAGGTAACCCCTAGGGCCTTAAAAGGCGAGAGCGGGGTATTTACGCACAATAGCACCAGGGTTGACAAAGTAGATACCTACCCGCACCCTGGGCTTATTGAGATGCTTAAAAGCCTGTAAATGAAAAAAGCCCGCTAGTCAGGCGGGCAGTTACTTTTGATCATCCTGGGAAGTATTTAACGACTTATTGCAAAGTTACAGCTTTTCGTTAAGATCGGCTGCAATCGTTTCCTTTTTTACGCTTACAACGTCTGCGGCTTCTTCGGCGGTTTGCATACCCATTAGAATATCTGGGGCATAAAGGCGGCCAAAGAAAGCGGCTGCTCGATAGCGTAGCATAAGTTCGGGCATTGTTTTCCACTTAGACCCCGCTTTAGTAGCCCAGCCTTCTGCTGCGGCCATTTCAAGCGTAACAGTCGGCCCTTCGATTAGCTCGCCAGTTGCTAACTCAGTAGCTACGGCTTTGCAGCCTTGTTTATCGACAACGAACTTAAGCGCAGAAAAGCGCCCGCAGCTGTTTAGTGCAGCGATAATAAAAGAGCTAGACCAAGATGGCCGCCCATGGATTACGTGCAAGTTCTGCATAACCATTAAAGGCGAGGCCCCTATACGGTTTGCCATTTCGAGCGCTACTAGGGTGTTTGGGATGTTTCCTTGATAGTTCTGCGGGATAAGATTAGACGAACTGAGCGCTTTAGCTACTCGCTGCGCGTGTTCGAAGTTGGTAATAGAAAGCGGCTGGAGATCAGCGCTAAGCTCTTGAGTTTGGGTTTCTTTTTCAGTCATATTTTAATAATTAGGTAATTCTAAAGGATTGATAATTTCGGGGTATCCTGGCCAGCTGTTAGAGTTTCTGCACTCCAAGTAAGTCGCCAAGTTTGCGCGGTAAGTCTCGCGGGCTAGGCTTAAGTCCTCAGGGCCGTAAATATAGCAGGCGACTAAATAGGGCGGGTTCTTTTCTACTGCGATAAAAATAAAAGCCTCAGGGGTTACGCCGTGCGCCTGTTCGTAGCCGTCTAGATAAAAAGCGGCTTGCACGTGGTAGCGGTATTTATACGCTGAACGGCTGAAACCGCGAGGGCTTGCGTCTTCTGTGGTTTTTAAATCTACTATAAACGTGCTGCCCATCCTCTGCGTTACAAAGTCGGGGCGAGCTTTACAAGGTGCGCCTGTTGCAAGGTCATCCCATATAATAGTCTTCTCCGCTATGCCCTCCTCAAGCAATTTAGAGGCTTTCTGGTGGCGTTTTACGCTATCTGCTAGGGCTAGGCATTGCTGAAAATCTGAAGCGCTTAGAAACGCTTTATTTGCGTTTTGCTCTATAAAGGTTTCATAAGCCTCTTTACCCGCTTTTGTTCTGCGGTCTATTTCTGGATAAATAGCGTAGGTCTGAGCAAATAACTCAGGCTCTAATACTGCCGCGTGAACAGCGCTGCCAATTTCTAGGGCCTTGCTGCTGCGTTCTTCGTGCTGCCCAGATAAATAGCGGTAATAATAATGCGCTGGGCTTTTTTGAATTAAGTCTAGCCCGCTTTTACTTATGCGGGTAGTGTCTAAGTGGTATTCTAAATTGCTCTTCATATTTGCAAATATAAATAAAAATGCGTTACTTTTGCACTATGTACTTAGGGAAAGAAAACGTAGCGAAGGAACTTAAAAAGCTTTGCATTGATAAAGGCACTAGCTTAACGCGTATTTGCAAAAAGACGGGCGTAGATCGCTCGACGCTTAGACGCTGGGAGCTTCAAGAGCCGCAAAGTATTAAAATGCTGAGAACTCTATTAGAGGAGTTAAAATAATGCTAAGGCACGGCTCACTTTTTTCAGGCATTGGAGGCTTTGACCTTGCCGCCGAGTGGTGCGGGTGGGAAAATATTTTCCATTGCGAGTGGAATGAGTTTGGGCAGCGAGTGCTAAAGCACTATTGGCCCGAGGCAGATAGCTTTGGGGATATTACTAAAACCGATTTTACTAAATACCGTGGAACAATTGACATTATTTCAGGAGGGTTTCCCTGCCAACCATACAGCTCAGCAGGAAAACGAAAAGGCAAAGAAGATGAGCGCCACCTTTGGCCCGAAATGCTTAGAGTTATTAGAGAAGTCCAACCTCGCTACGTCGTGGGGGAAAATGTTTACGGCCTCCTTAATTGGAATGGAGGGCTGGTATTCGACGAGGTGCACGCTGACTTGGCAGCTGAGGGTTACGAAACTCAGGCCGTGGTTATACCTGCGGCGGCGGTCAATGCCCCACACGGAAGGGACAGGGTCTGGTTTGTTGCCAAATATACTGCCAACCCCGACAGCGATGGACAGCACGGGAACAACTGCGAATATGAAAAGCAGCCAAGTCAAAGAGGGCAGTATGCACAGCGTAACCTTGAGCCGATGGGCGGGGATGCTGCCGACGCCGATAGCTGGGGATTGGAAGGGACAAAGGAGGTCAGATGGGACAGCGTCAATGTTGAGCGGAAAAGCAAGTTTGGGTTTATTGCCGACGCCTTGCACAAGGGATTACAAGGGAGCGAATTCAATGGACCACTTAACAGGGGAGAATGGCAACAAAGTAAACCATGCACACCAGTTACCAAATTTCGTAAAGCTACAAACTGGGAGCAATTCCCAACTCAATCCCCGCTTTGTGGCGGAAATGATGGGCTTCCCCGTGAATTGGACGGAATTACCTTTCCTAAATGGCGAGCCGAATCAATCAAAGCCTACGGGAACGCCATAGTACCGCAAGTGGCTTACCAGATATTTAAAACTATAGACTTTTTAGACCAAAATAAATAATATGCTTAAAATCAATTTTACGGGCAACCTCGGAAGAGATGCCGAAACCAAAACAATGCAAGACGGGACTTTGCAAATTCGCTTTTCTGTGGGCGTAAGCCAGGGTAGAGAAAAGGAAACGCTGTGGATCGGCTGTGCTTATTACCGAGACGCAAACCAAGGGGCCGCGCTTGCTCAGTACCTAAAGAAAGGTAAAAGCGTGCTAGTAGAGGGCTTGCCTTCAATTAGCGAGTACCAAGGCAAGAGCTATCTAAATTGCCGCGTTCAGTTTATTGAATTGCTAGGCGGGGCAGAGAAGGCAGCGCCTGCGGTTTCTAAGCCTGCGGCTAAACCAGTAGACGATTATAACGACGGGCTGCCGTTCTAATTATGGGGGGCTTTGATTCAGTTAACCACCCGCAGCACTATGCGGGGAAAGTTGAAGCTATCGACGCTCTAGAAAGCGCCCTAACTAAAGAACAGTTTAGGGGCTATCTGCGCGGGAATGTGCTAAAGTACCTATGGCGCTATGACAAAAAGAACGGGGCCGAAGATCTTAAAAAAGCGCTCTGGTATCTCCAGCGCTTGCTTAATTCAGTAGAAAAGCAGTAACTTGCGCCTGCTCTTCTGTTTGACTTAATATAATTTACGGTTTTTTTCATGTGTGAGGCTCCCCAGAGATGGGGGGCTTTTTTTTGTTATATAGTGCTATTTGCTTAAAAAAATCACCATTCGCTAAATTAAGGGGTAAATTTTGCGCTATTGTGTTGCAGGTTTGCGCGGTGGTTGTATATTTGAACAATGCAAAACGAACAAATTATTAAAGACACCGAATTCTACACGCAGTACATTAACGCCATAGGCCAAGAGACGTACTACGATAAAATCGAAGACAAGCACTTTTCTAAAGCAGCCTATTTTGCTTATATGTTTGGCGAGCAATTCATTGACATTGCAGAGCAAAACGATAACAAGGTAGTTTGGAAAGGTTAAACTAACTAGCCAACTCTTTACGGGGTTGGCTTTTTTATTATGCAAACAACTTAAAAACCATACTTATGACTGAAATTCAAATTTTAAACGAAAATCCTTGGCCGCTGTTAGTTGCCTTGGTGTCCATTGTAGCCGCCTATTACTTTATTAAGTGGTTAATGCGCAAACTAGACCGCTTCGAACCTACCGAAGTGCCACCTCGTAAACCTTTAGAGCGCGAAGAGCCCGTCGAGTATTTCAACGACTGGGCTGAGCACATTGCTAAGGAGACTCGCAAGCCTAAGTATTACAAAGGCAAGGCAGGTGCTTTAAACGGCAATGCTAAAAAGAAAGGAGGGGTAAAATGATTGCTTATTTCAGCATTATTTTGAACTTGGTACTTATCGCTGTTATGTTTTACCGAGAGGATACCATGCGCAACCGCTTACGGGCTAAGTTGGCTAAACAAGCGGAGCGCTTTAATGAAAGTACCCAAAAATGGCAGCTTTTGCTTGACGGTGCTAATGAAGACTTCGAGAAGATTATTAACGACTTAAAAAAGTCGCGTAACGAACTCTATGAGCTTTACCTCGAGGCGATGAAAGAAAACCGAGATAGAAAGCTAAGGCACGCAGCGGCTCAGGCTAAACACAGGGCGAAGAAACGCGCGGAGCGTGAGGCTGCTGAGGCTGCTCAAGCTCAGAGTAAAAAGGGAGGTAAAAAATGACCTGGCGCAGTTCGCACACGGCTCTAGATTATTGGATTGAGCAACGCCAAGAGGCTTGGAGCAAGTACTTTGAAGCGCTAGAGCTAGCCGAAGTTGCCAACACTGGAGCGAGTAAACGCAAGGCAACAATGGATAAACAAGAGGCTAGCAGAAGGGCTAAGTACTTTGACCTTTTAATAGCGGCGGCTATTGATCCTTGTTTTAACCGCAAGTTCGCACAGGAACATATTAGGGAAGGGGTAGAGCTTTAACTAAATTCCGTTATTTAATTGACGCTATTTGGCTAAATTCCGTCAC